ATTGAAGATCAGGTGCCATTGCCCCACGAGGGCCACTTTTGTGAAGAGTGTGTTAGTTGGCATCGTCTGTATCCGGCTTCTAAAGCCGGTCACTGTTTCGTCATATCGGGTTATCCACGGACGACGAAATTTAATGCAAAGGCGTGTAAACAATTCGAGGGGGCGGGATGTTAATGAGTCAATCCGACTTCGCCGCTCACATCGGCGTCAATCGTAGCCACGTAACCCAGCTCAAGAATGCCGGGCGCTTAGTGATGCAAGACGGCAAAGTAGACGCTGAGGCGTCCATCAAGCGCATAGAAGACACTAAAGACCCGGCAAAAGAAGGCGTAGCCAAGCGCCACCAACAAGAGCGCAGTCAAAAAGAGCAGTGCCCAATCGATAAAACCACCGTTTCCGGAACCGGCAGCCGTTTTCAATCGGCAAAAGCCCGGCGCGAAGAAGCCAACGCCGAACTGACCGAAATTGAGCTGCAAACCAAGCGCGGTCAATTGCTGGTAGCTGATGAAGTTAAATTGGCCGTAGCCGACGGCGATACCATCATCCGCAACCGCTTGGAATCGTTGCCCGACATCCTGGCGCCGCAGCTGGCCGCTGAAATGGATGAGCAAAGAATCCGATCCATCCTGATGGACTACACTGAATCCCTGCTCGGCGATTTGTCGCGCAGTTTTTATGATCTAGCTAAGGAGCGTGAACTATGAATGATGCCATTAAAGAAAGGTCAATTTTATTTAGTGCGCCAATGGTCAGGGCTATTTTAAGCAACACCAAAACACAAACACGGCGTGTTTGGAAGCTCCCAAATTGGCTTACGTGGGATGAATCCGCTGGTGGTGAGTCGAAAGGTAATCTCATCCCAAAAGACCCAGCTTTGAATGGCTGGTATAGCCCAGATGAAGTGGCTTGCCCTTATGTCCAGGTAGACGACAGGCTTTGGGTTCGCGAGACATTTGCAACTTTGAGTAACGGTGATTTTCTACCGGTAAAGCCATCATCTGGACTATCTCAGGATGTTCGTTATCGGGCAGATGACCCATTGCGTGACTCAAGCGCCAATATACGTGGCTACGGGTGGAGGCCGTCAATCTTTATGCCGCGCTGGGCAAGTCGAATTAATTTAGAAATAACCGGTGTCAGCGTAGAGCGGTTACAGGACATTAGCGATGATGATGCTAAGGCGGAAGGCATACAGCCAACACCAGGAAGGGATATTGTTGATAGATGGTTAATAAAAAACCCGAAAGGCTCGTTAAGCGAATACTCATCGACACAATATCCAGTAGATGCATATAAGTCGTTATGGGAATCAATCAACGGCCCTGAATCATGGGCTGCTAACCCTTGGGTCTGGGTTATCGAGTTCAAAAAGTTATAGTATATTTTATGCGACTCGCCAATACAGAATCGGCCTATCCCAACGCCGCCCACATAATCAACGCCGCCCGCGCCCGAGCCTACGCCCCGCGCAAAAAACAAACCGTGTCCGAATGGTCCGATAAAAACATCATTTTATCGTGCAAAACCAGTCCGGAGCCCGGTCCGTGGCGCACTGACAGGAACCCGATCTTGCGCGAGCCGATGGACTGCCTATCGGCTCGCTCCACAGTGCAAGAAGTCGTTATCAAATTCCCCATCCAGATCGGCAAAAGCGAGATCGGCCGTAACGCCATCGGCTACTGGATGGATCAAGCGCCCGGCCCGATCATGGCCGCTTTCCCCGCCGAAGTCAGCATGAATAAGTGGCTCAACCAAAAACTTAATCCCATGCTCGACGATTCCCCGGCAGTAAAAAACGTGCTGGTATCGACCAACAGCCGTAACGCCGCCAATACCAAAGAGTTTAAAGATTTTTTAGGTGGACAGCTCTATGTCGAACATGCCGGCGCACCGGCCCGATTGAAATCAACATCGGTCAAATACCTGGTGGTCGACGAATTAACCGAATTCGCCAACTCATTTAAATCCGGCGACGACCCCATGGTGATGCTCGAAGACCGCTATTCCGCCTTTACCTCGACCTATAAGCGCCTAGACATATCATCGCCCGGCACCAAAGGCATTTGCCGAATAGACGAACGCTACGAGCTATCCGACCAGCGCCGCTACTACATGCCGTGCCCGCATTGCCTGGAAGAAATCACCTTCGAGTGGTCCGGTCTGCACTGGGACAAAGGCGGCGTCCGTGTCCGCTACGTCTGCCCGGAATGCGGCTGCGAAATAGAAGAGCATCAAAAAACCGACATGATCAAAGCCGGGCGCTGGATACCGCAAAATCCGGAATCAAAAATACGCGGCTATACCGTCAACTGCTTGTACTACCAAATCGGCCTGGGTCCACGCTGGGAAAAGCTGGTCGAGACGTGGTTAGGCGCACAAAACGACCCGGCAAAGCTAAAAACCTATGTCAACAGCCGCTTGGCCGAAGCCTGGGAAGATCCCGCCATGCGCGCGGTCAAGCTCAACGCCATCGCCGACCGTGCCGAACCCTACCGACTGCGCGTCGCACCAGCTGGCGTTTGCACCGTTACCGCCGGTGTCGATACCCAGGACGGAAATGGTGGATGGCTGTCCGTGCAAATCGTCGGCTGGGGAAAAAATATGTCTTGCTGGGTACTTGACTATATCGAACTTCAAGGCGACCCCGCCGACGATGCAGTCTGGGTTGCCTTAACCGACCTGCTCAACCGACCCATAGAGCACATCAACGGCCACGCCCTACCCATCCAAGCCACCGCGATCGATGCCGGCGGCCACCGTACCGAAGCCGTCAAAGACTTCGTGCGCCGCCGCATGATCCGCCGCCCGATGGTCATCTTCGGCGCCGTACCCAACAACGCCCCCGTGCTGTCCAGGCCCAAAGCCCAAGACGTCAATTGGAGAGGACAATACAACAAACGCGGCGTCATGATCCAGCATGTCGGCACCGTCGCCGTCAAAAACGCCCTCTTTGGCCGCATGGGCACCGATGATGACAAGCCGACCGAATCCCGTCTGCTCCACTTTAGTGATGAGCTGCCCAAAGAATACTTCAGCGGCCTGGTGTCCGAGACCTTTAACCCGGCAAAAAACCGCTTCGAGAAAAAACGCGGAGCCCGGAATGAGTCGCTCGATACCCTGGTATACGCCTACGCCGCTGCGCATCATCACGAATTGCGCCTGCACCTGCATACCGCCGCCAAGTGGGACGAATTGGGTAAAAAATTGGCCGTCGTATCAAGCGACGAGTTTAGGCGGCTGCAAGCGGAGGCGGAAAAAGCCGCGCAGCAACCACTATTGCCCGTAACGCCAAAGCCGCCAGCAGTCAAAAAACCAAAACGGAACAGCCAACTCTTATGACCGGATTAATACAGGAAATGCGCCGCGTGGTTGCCGACGTGGTCGGCGATGACAAAACAGCAAAAGACATTGTTTGGGCATTAATAGCAAATTTCGGCGGCGAGCGCTTGACTATGCCGACCAATGACTTTGAAAAACGCAATCAAGAAATAAAGGAAATGAAAAAGGCAGGCGCATCCGTTGCGCAGTTGGCTAAGCGGTATCGGCTATCGCCTAAGACGATTTATAGGATTTTGGGTTAACTACCATCCGTAAAACCCGCGTAATGCCTTGTCTATCTGATCGGCCTGGGATGCTTTAGATTCTGCTGCGGCCTCTTTAAGGCGATCAATCAAATACGGGTCCATTCTGATGGAAATCATCTTGCGCTTATCGGAGCCTTTAAGTTCTTTCAGCCCCGCGCCCTCTCTTTTCCCTCCGTGCTGTTTTTTTCTATCTGCTGTATTAATCATTATTTCGCCTTAAATATGCTCTAACTTTTTGGTGGTCAAAAACGCCCCAGTCGTCTATCGTGTATTCCCCGCTTTCTGCAAACGAGTATCGTTTGTAGGTTACTTTGACGCCGTACTGATCTTGGGCATTGGCTATGAGTCGGTGTACGCTGGCACGAGATAGCCCTGTTACATCTTGCAACTCTGGATTGCCAACGCCGCCTTGACTGGCAATGTGATCTAGTGCGACCAATAATAACCGAGCATCAACACGCGCCGTTCCGGACCTCAGTTTATTTCTCTGGTTGATTGTCATTTCTTAATCATGATAGATTAGGCCCCGAGATCGTCAGGGCCTCATTGAAGTGAAGCTTCGTATTTATCGATTAGTTACAGCTAATCGTTTTCCTTGGCGGTCTCAGTCAAATAAGCTTTCAATCGTTTCGCTTCCGCTGCCAAAATCAAAATCACCGAAAAATACATCGTAGTGATCTGTGTCTATTTCATCGCTATCCACTCGTGTTACATCACCGTCTGGCGTTACTCTGATGCGCTCGTTGGATCCGGCTAGAAATATTGAAGTTTCCGTGATTTTATATTTTCCCCATCCCCCGACAACTTGATCTTCGTCAATAGCATAAATAACTCCATCAACGTCAACGATGGCGAAATCTGAATCTGGTCTGCGTGAATTATAAATTATTTTCATTTCGGCTCTCCAATAAGCCCGGCTCATCCGGTTCCGCCTGGGGCTTTGCTGCTCCATTGGCTAAAGATTCTCCTCCTTTTATTTGATAATGTCAATACATATTCAAATATTTTTATATTGTCTAACCAAAAGTAGGTAATCCTCCCTATAGACTTTTTTCAAAATTCTCATTTTTTGCCTATTTTATGAGAATAAAAACCGCCATGCTAACACCATGGCATACACACAAACTCAACTCGACGCATTAGAAGCCGCAATCGCACAAGGCGCTTTGTCTGTGCAATTCGGCGAGCGCAAGATCACTTATCACTCGCTTGCTGAGATGACTTCTTTGCGCGATACCATGCGCTCAGAGTTAGGTGTTGCCAAGCCTGCGGGCTCACGCTCGCGCATTATCCAGATTAAAACAGGTAAAGGGCTATGAGCCTGCTATCCCGTGTTGTCGGCTTTGTCTCTGGCGATAAAAAAGCCAAGACCCCGGTTAAGCGGCGCTATGACGCCGCCAGCCGCACTACGCGCACCAGTAACTGGATAACCCCGGCAACCGATGCGACATCGGCTATCGTTAATCCTGTACTTATTCGCAACCGTGCCCGCGATCTGGTCCGTAATAATCCCTGGGCCAACAAAGGCGTCTCGGTCATTGTCAATAACGTGGTCGGCTATGGCATCCGCGCGCAGTTTAAATCAAGTACCAAGCGCAACACCAAGCGAGCACAGGATTTGTGGAAAGCCTGGGCCGAAACAACGCAATGCGATGCCTACGGGCTGACCGACTTTTACGGCATCCAGCAGATAGCAATGCGGGCAATGGTCGAGTCTGGCGAATGCTTGATCCGGTTGCGGCCTCGTCTTATCTCTGACGGATTAGCCGTGCCTTTTCAGTTGCAAGTGCTGGAGGCTGATTATCTTTACGAGTTTGCCGACGGACCGTTAGCAACCGGCGGCTATGTCCAACGCGGCATCGAATATGACGCCATCGGTCGCCGTGTCGCTTACCTGATTTACAAAGCGCATCCCGGCGCAACAGGCCGTTTTTACGGCACCTTCAGCACTGGTTACTCCCGCGTCCCGGCTTACGAAATCATCCATTTATTCCGTAGCGACCGTCCAGGACAAGAGCGCGGCGTATCATGGCTGGCTCCGGTGATGATCCGCTTAAGAGAGTTCGACATCTACGAGGATGCCCACCTCAATCGCCAGAAACTAGCCAACCTGTTTGCTGGATTTATCTATTCCGATGATCCCGCCGAAACCGAAGAAGAGTTCAGCGACGTTTCTGAATTGAGCCCCGGCTCAATGTACATCATGAAGCCTACCCGCAAAGTTGAATTTTCAAATCCGCCGAGTGCCGGCGATTATGGTCCGTACACTGTCGCAGTACAGAGGGCTATAGCGGCTGGTCTTGGCATTACGTTTGAGTCGCTGACCGGCAATCTTTCTGAAGTTAATTTTTCGTCGGCCCGCATGGGCTGGCAAGACTTCGGCCGCAGCGTCGATTCATGGCGCTGGCAATTGTTCATCCCGCGCGTGTGCAATGGCGTTGCCCGCTGGTTTGCCGATTTTTCCGGCATCCCCGATTTAACCCAGGAATGGACGCCTCCGGCGAGAATGATGGTTGATCCGGCTCGTGAAATGCCGCCGATTATCGCCACGGTCAGGGCTGGGCTTTGTACTTTGCCCGAGGCAATCCGGTCGCTCGGTTACGATTTTCACGCGGTCATGGATGAGATCAAATTGAGCAATGATTATTTAGATCAGCTTGGATTGATACTGGACAGCGACCCCAGAAACACGGCCAACCAAGGTCAATACCAAATAACAGGGGCAAACAATGCCAACGAAAATACAAACAAGACAGCTGCCTAATCTCAGTACGCGGGCGGCATTCGTCCCAGCAACGCTGAATGAAGAAACCCGCACGGTTGAGCTGACTTGGTCGACCGGGGCGCAAGTACGGCGCATTGATTACTGGGATGAGACAACCTGGATCGAACAGTTAAGCCTGGATCCGGCGCATGTCAACCTAGACCGGCTCAATTCAGGAGCGCCATTACTGGCTAATCACAATAACTGGAGCCTAGATAATGTACTGGGCGTTGTCGAAAAGGCCTGGGTTCAGGGCGGCGAAGGCCGCGCCCAGGTGAAGTTCAGCGAGCGCGAGGAAATCTTGCCCATTATCGCCGACGTAAAAGGCGGCATATTGCGCAACATCAGCGTCGGTTACACAATAAAAAAACTGGAACGGCAGCCAGACCTGCAAGACGGCCTGCCTGTTTACTTGGCTATCGACTGGGAGCCGATGGAAATATCGTTAGTCACAATCCCCGCCGATCCCGGCGCACAAGTGCGCAGTGGAGGCGAAACCAATTTAGTCACAATCACTAACCAAGAGGGTAACGCTATGACTGCAAAAGTCGAAGAGCAAACGACCGAAACGCGCGGAGCTGCTCCGACTGTACCGGTCACCGTAGAAAACAAAATTGACGAGTCGGCTATTCGTGCCGATGCGGCAAAAAATGAGCGCACCCGCGTTTCCGAGATCCGCAGATTTGGGCAAATGTCGCGTATTGATGATGCTGTTGTAAATGATCTGGTCGAGCGCGGCGTCGATCTGGATGCGGCAAAATCGGCCATGCTGGAATCATGGTCTAAAAAAGTCGATGCCGAAACCACGCGCGGCGATGCATCCGTTGTTACCGATGAGCGGGATAAATTTATCGAGGCGGGCGTTAATGCCATCCGAGGTCGTGCCGGTGTCGATAAAATGGACGGCGGCAATCAATTCCGCGGCATGCGTATGACTGAGGTTGCCAAGCTGTGTCTTGAGCGTGCAGGCGTACCGGTTATGGGTATGGACGAGCGCGAAATGGTTAAGCGTGCATTCACTACCAGTACCAGCGATTTCCCGGTTCTGCTGGAAAATGCTATTCATAAAACCCTGCTGGGGGCCTATAACACGGCTAAGCCAACCTTTGCCCGCTTTTGTGCTATCGGTTCGGTAACAGATTTTAGGGCGCATAACCGTTATCGTCTAGGCTCGTTCGGTAATCTTGATTCGCTGACTGAGAATTCCGAATTTAAAAACAAATCCATTCCCGACGGCGAAAAAGCGAGCATCACCGCCGGCACCAAGGGCAATATCATCAACGTCAGCCGTCAAATGGTTATCAACGATGATTTGGGTGCCTTTATCGGCTTGGCGCAAATGTTGGGCAATGCGGCCCCTCGTACTATCGAGGCCGATGTATATGCCTTGCTGGCGAGCAACCCCGTCATGCCGGACGGCATCGCGTTATTCCATGCTGACCATGACAACTTAGCGGGAACTGGTGCCGTAGTGTCCGTTACCACAATAGAAGCCGCCCGCGTTGCTATGTCTAAGCAGCTCGACATAAGCGGTAATGATTTCTTGGATTTATCGCCAGCCCTTTGGCTAGGCCCTAAATCATTCGGCGGCCAAGCTCGTGTTGTCAATGACGCGCAATATGACCCCGATACCGCCAACAAACTGCAAATGCCTAACCGCGTGCGCGGCTTATTCCGCGACGTAATCGATACGCCAAGAATCACCGGCACCGAATGGTACACATTCGCCGATCCAAGCGAAGCCCCGGTCATCGAAGTTGCCTTTTTGAACGGCGATCAAGAACCGTTTTTGGAAAGCGAGCAAGGTTTTGATGTGGATGGTATGCGCTTGAAAGTCCGCCTGGATTACGGCGTTGCTGCCGTTGATTATCGGGGCGGCTACAAAAACCCCGGCGCAAGCTCTTAATTAACCGGCATGGCGGCCTATAACGGGCCGTCAACCTTAACCATCAGGATAATAGGACAGCTATTATGGCTAAAAATTACAAACACTCCGGCAGTAACATTGCTTTCGTCAACGGCACCGGCGTAGCAATAGCCAGCGGCGCACCGGTCGCTATCGGCAATCAACAAATGGGTATTGCCCTGGTTGATATTGCGATCGGCGCAACCGGTCAAGCTGCCAAAGAAGGCGTTTTTGAGCTTGCCAAAAATACCAGTGACGCCATCACCCAAGGGCAAAAACTCTGGTGGGATGCAGCAAACGCGGAGGTCATCAACGCCCCAGCGCTAAATAGCTATTTTATCGGCTATGCCGATCAAGCCGAGCTGGCTGCGACTACTACGGTATCGGTCGGCTTGGAAGAGTTTAGCGAAGAAGGTCCGCGCGTCTTAACCCTGGCCGCAACTGGCAATCAAACGCTCAACATAGGCGACTTCGGCGGCGGCGATTTGACCTTGCTGGCGACTAACACCGCCGCGCAAACGGTCAATTTACCCGCTGTGGCAACTATCTCGCCCGGATCAAAACTGTTTGTCCGCAAGACATCGGCTGATGCTTTTGCTGTCACACTTGACCCGGCAGCCAGCGAAACCATTGCTGGCGGCGCAACTTTTGCGACCATTGATGCGGCCAATGACCTTGCGCAGTTTGTATCGACCGGGGCGGCTTGGTCATTACTTCACTCAACCATCGCTTAACTATTGGATAGGGCGGATCAATGGAAATCCCTGGCGTTACTCCTGAAGGTGTTGGTGGCTCCGTTGTAGGCATCTTGGGCTTGTCGCTATGGCTTAAGCGCTTTTTGAGCAGCGAAAAAGTCAAGACTGCGGTTGACGACACCAGCGTAGCGGCAGCCGTGGCGCAAACTGCCATCATCGCTAATCTGCAAGCCGAACTTGAGCGCATATCGTTGAGTTTTGGGCGAGTGCTAAAAGAGCTTGAGCAGAGCCATAACGATAATCTGAAGCTCCGTGAAACTAATCTGGACTTGCTTGATAAGGTGTCAAAACTGCATAACACCATCAATCTGATGAAAGAGCAGTTAGATGCATTTGAGCGTCGGCGTAAGCAGTGCGGAGATTGCGACATTGGCAAGCAGCATATAGCTGTCGAATCGTAATGGCCGCAAAAACACTCGACCTAAGAGCGCCCAGCATCATTGTCAAATTCGACAAGGGCAAAACCTTTGCGCCGATTTTTTACTACCTTGCGCCTGATTACTCGGTCATCAATATAGCGAGTTGGACGGCTAGGATGCAGGCACGATCAACAGTTAATGCGGCAACGGTATTGGCCGGTTTTGACTTGACCACCGAAAACGGCGGCCTGGCTATCGTAACCGGCGATTGCTCTCCGGAAGATGGCATCACCGTAACCGGCGCTTATGGCATACAAGTGAATGTTGCAGCGGCAACAACCGCAGCGATTGAGTGGACCGGCGCAACGTTTGACATTGAGCTGATCGGGCCAAGCGGTGCCGTTTACCCGTTCATTAAAGGCACTTTGGTGCCTGATAGCGAGACGACGCGATAATGGTAAATTACATCGTAGTTGCCGTGCCAAAAGCTGTAGCCATCGTCTCTGCTGGCGCTCAGATTGGCGAAGGGGCGCCCGGAAAAAGCGCTTATCAAATCGCCATAGCAAACGGATTCGTGGGGACTGAGGCGGAGTGGTTGGCATCTTTAGCCGTAGGTAGTGGGGCGTCAGGTGCTGTATTTATCACACGTACGGCTGGTGAAGCTCTAGGTGGACATCGGGCCGTAATTTTGCGAGAGGGGTCGGTATTTTATGCGGACAGTAATAACGTGAGTCATGCCGATCTCGTGGTTGGCGTAACGGCAGGTGCGGCAGCGTTGAGTAGCCCGGCATCTATACAAACAGCCGGGGAACTGATAGGTCTGGGCGGTTTAATTCAGGATCATGCTGTCTATCTGGCGACACAGGGTACATTAACGCAAACCCCTCCGTCCATTGGGTTTGTACAGCAGTTGGGTATCGCGTTGTCCCCTACAACGCTACTCATCAACATTAACAACGCAATAGAGGTGTAGCATAGCATGGCAACGATAGGAACATACTTAGATTTGGAGGGCGGTCGCCCTAAGCGACAAGCAGCGATAGCGACATCTACCGGGGCCAGCGATGCAGGAAAGCTGATAAAGCTGGGGAGTGATGGGTATATAGACATTTCCATTCTCCCTCCTGGGGACCGAGAGGCGAAGTCCATTGTGTGTAGCGAGGCCCTAGCGGCAGGCGATTTTATTAATTATTGGAACGATACTGGAACCGTGAAGGTCCGCAAAGCCGATGCTACCACGCCTGGTAAGGAAGCGTCCGCTTTTGTATTGGCGGCGTATACGATTGGACAAACAGTCGTCACGTACAACGACGGCTTCAATACTGGGACTACATCGTTAACGCTAGGGGTAGTCTACTACCTGTCTACGGCTGCGGGGGGAATCACCTCTACCCCGCCCAGTGCCGACGGAAACGTCGTGCAATCTCTTGGTATTGCTACCTCCGCGACAGAGTTAGCCGTCAATATACAACCGTTTGGCTCAACTATTGTGATGTGATGGCTGCTATAAAACCATTGAAATTATTTGGTGGGCGGCTACAACAGGCCGCCACTGGGGATACAGTGGCTGTTGAAAATGGCGGTACTGGCACATCAACAGTATTTACAGCAGGTTCGATAGTATTCGCCGGGACCTCAGGTGCGTATGCGCAAAACAACGCTGGCATCTTTTGGGACAATATAAACCACCGGCTGGGCATTGGTTCGGCGAGTCCTACATACGCTGTTGATGTGACTACGACCGGAGCGAATTACCTCAGCATTGTGGGAAACGGTGTTTCAGCTGCTAGTGGATTTTTCCGGGTGACTAATGGAACAGGCAACGCCGGGATAATGAACCCAATTTTTTGGGGGAAGAGCAATGCGACAGGCTACCAAGGACTGTGGTTTTTAGGCGATACAACCACCGACACAGGAAGTACTGAGGTCGTGAGGTTCGAGGCCCGGCTAAATGGAGTTGGGGTATTATCAACACGTCCTCTATTTGATTTCGCGAATTATACGTCCAGTAAAATGAGGATGTTAGCAAATGGAAATCTCGGCATTGGGACGACTGCGCCCACCGCCGTCATTCATATAAAGGCTGGCACTGCCGCAGCAGGCACAGCCCCCCTGAAATTCACGTCAGGCACTCTGCTAACTACTGCGGAACCTGGGGTTGTGGAGTACAACAACGGGTTTTTCGTGACCCAATCTGATTCTGTCCGACGCCCTGTCGTACTCAGTAATCGAGCTACATCGCCATCGGCGATAACGGTAGGCTCAAGCCCCTACCTTTACCAAAACACGAGCGTAGCGGACGAGGCAATCCTAATTTCTGCTGAGGCCTCATTGATTGAATTTACGCGGGATAACAGTACGTTTTACACAATCTGCGTGGACCCTACCGCTAATACTCTGCTCACGTTATGCCCCTTTGATCGAGTACGAGTGACATATTCAGCGACACCCACACTAGTAAAAATTCCTAGGTAAAAAAATGCACATAGAAATTATAAATGACACGTTACTCATCGGCGGAAACAGCGCTGGCTCGTTGACAGACGCCATTGCCAATTTCCCGGCTCTTAGTGCCGAGTTGTGGGTTGCCATGTCGCTACGGGCAGAGAGAATGAGCGAACTGGAACGAGATAGCGCGGTACAGGCAGCAACCATAGAACTTTTGCAGGCACAGATCATTTCTGAGAATTCCTCGCATGACGCTATTGTCGCTGATTTAAAAAACCAACTAGCTCCAGCACCTGCGAGTGGTCGAGTTATTACGCCATCCGCATTCAGGCAGTTATTTACGGTCGCGCAATTGTCACATATTGTCGAGACGGCTGTGACAGACATGCATTTGGCCCTGCTGCTACAAGTGCTGTATACATCGAGTACGGTCAATTTAGATGCGGAAGAAACCGTGGCTGGGTTGAATTATCTAGTGTCGATTGGCGTCTTAGCTGATTTGAGCAAATTTTAATTACAAAACATATGAACTTCGCCGCCTTAATGCCCGCAGCCATCTTTACCGCCGCCCTGGGCGACGACGTGACCTATCACGCCGCATCCGGAGCTGTCGGTATAAAGGCGATGGTCAGCGATTATATAGATACGATTATGTCCAGCGAGCCGCATATATCGGCCAAGCGCAAGCAAGTCAGCGTAGCGCTGCAAGATGCGCCGGGGCTAAAAATCGGCTCCAAATTTACTATCAACGCCGTCAAATATACCGTTGACGACATCACCACCAATGACGGCCAATTTGCAACCTGCGGGCTTAAAAAATGACCGATACCCTACGAGAGCAGATCATCGCCGCCTTTACCGACCGTGCCGCCGGCTTGTCTAATTTGCCAGTCGATCGCTGTACGCGCGCGATTAGCGACACTAAAGAGCGCTTTATCTCAGTTTGGGACGGTGCCGACCAGATCCAAGAGATCACCTACGGCATCGAGCGCATCCAGTTTTTGATTAAGCTGGAATGCATCTGGCAGCACGGCACCGATAATCCCAGCACCTCAGCCAACGAGTTGATCGGCGAAATCCTTACCACAATGATCGGCCCCAACACCGACCTTACTTTCGGCGGATTGGCGACCGGCATCACCCGGCAATCGGCAACGCCGGAATACCCGGAAGCGGGCAGCGAGTACACCACGTTATCGGTTATTTTTATCGTCAGCTATGCAACGCCGGTCGGCGATCCTTACACCCTCCCAACTTATTAATTGGAGCAACATAATGTCAAACGAAAACTCAGCAGTTTATTACGAATCCGGCGTTACGCCCTATGCCATGTCGGCGCTGACCGACTCCGGCGATCACCTTATATTTGCCTCATCGGCCGACATATTTTCCGGATCGGACGGCAACTCGCCGGATGTGCGCCCTAACGGCGTCATTACCGGCGGTGCGGTAACGGTGGCGGCTTCGGCAGTCGATAACGGCGTCGATGTCGCCGCGCTGACCTGCTACCTGGCGGGCGAAAAAACCGCCGTCAGCGTGGCGGTCGATAAAACCATCACCCGCCCGGCAACCAACGTCAGCAAGGTTAACTCGATCACCATCAACAGCTCCGGCGCGGTAACCGTTGTCGCCGGTACCGACGGCACGACCACGGCGTTTTCCGAAACCCGCGCCGTAGCCGGTGGCCCTCCATTAATCCCGGTCGGCAGCATCGAGATAGCCCAGGTGCGCGTTGCCACCAGCGCCGCCGCGCCCATTACCGCTGCGCAAATCTTCCAGGCCGTCGGCACGCACCTGGAGCGCTACGATTACCCCAATTTCGACACCGACAACGCCAACGGCACCGTTGTGTTTGATGCGGCCTTGCCGTTGATCCACACCGGCAGCGTCGCCAAAGCCGTCTACGCGTCTTATGCTGAACCGATCTTCACCAAGCAGTCTTTTGCGAACGATTTCGTGCCAGCCGAAACCACGCACTCGACCTCATCAACCAAGGTCTATGGCGGCCTTGTCGGCACCTCGTCGGAGTCATTAGGGCAGGGCGGTTTTACCGCGATCCTCAAAGACGGCATTACCGATCCGCTATTATCGGCTGCTAATGATGTGCGCTGGATTAAATACTTCCAGGACAGCAACAAAGCGCCCTACGTGCTGACGCAAGGCAAAATCGGCACCTCGCGCACCTTTGGCGCTGCCGATCACCCAAAGGTCAAAGTGACCATATCGGCGCAAACCACCAGCGTTAACCGGGCAAGCTAATGTTTGACGATAAAGCATTCATGCGGGCCAAATTTCAGCCACGGACGGCTGAGGTCCCCGTTCCAGCATTGCAGGCATTTTTCCCCGGCGGCGCTCTGGCAGTTTGGACCGTCAGGAACCTGACCGGCGACGAGCTGGCCAAGTCGATGGAAGCCACCAATCGGCAAAAAGGCATCGATACCATCATCCAGGCGCTAGCGACTCAGAGCGAGCAAATCGACGAGATCCGCGCATCGCTGGGCATTGGCGATGATGTAGCAACCGAGTTGGTCAAGCGCCTGGAGCAGCTGGTGATAGCCTCGGTTGATCCGGCCATTGACAAGCCCCTGGCTGTCAAGCTGTCCGAAAACTTCCCGGTCGAGTTTTACCAGCTGACCAACAAAATCGTCGAACTGACCGGACTGGGTGCGGATTTAAAAAAGTAGCCCGGCTGTGGAATAGCAGTGCATTCCGCAGCCGAATGACCTTATGCGACCTGCGCGGTAAGTTGCTTTACGAGGTTTGCCCGTCGGAATTTCCGGTCGGCGAGCTGAGCGAAACAGAAATGCTGCTGTGGGAACTGTATTACCGAGACAAAAGCGAGCGTAGTAATAATGGCTGATTTGCAACAAACCATAGAAATCATCTTTGGCGCTGTCGATAATACAGGGCAAGGGGTGTCGAGTGTCGCTAATAATCTCAATAGCGTGGTCGATGGGGCCTCCAAGATTACCGGTCCGCTGTCCGATGTCGCCGACAAGGCGCTAAAGGCTGAGACGGCAGTTTTGGCACTTGGGGCTGCGCTGTTGACGGTTGCCGTTGAAAAAGCTTCACAGTTTGGCGACAAAATGGAAGAAATCGGCTCATTAGTTAATGCAACGCCGGAAGATGTCGTCAAGTTAAGCGAGGCGGTACGGGAATTTGTTAGAAACTCAGAAAGTGCAACAGTAAGCTTTGATAGCGTTAACAAGGCGATGTATGTTGCTACGTCAAACTTTGGTAATACTGCGGCCGCGCTGGATGTGTTGTCTATCGCAGAAAAGGGGGCCGAGGTTGGCGCTACTCAGATTGATGTAGCCGCCGCTTTACTAAGCCGCACCATGAACGCCTATGGGATGGTCACAAACGATAGCGCTACTAATACCGCTAATGCTGAGCGCGTCATGGCGGCTATGTTTACGACTGTGCAGGCTGGTGATACAACCATGCAGGCGCTTAGCGATAATTTGGGGCAAGTATCATCAACCGCATCTGCCGCCAATGTTCCGATTGAGACAGTGGGGGCTGCGATTGCGGCATTAACCGGCGCTGGTGTACAGACGCCGCAAGCCATGACGCTACTTAACGCGCTGCTTAAAGAGCTGCTAAACCCATCTGAAGAGTTATCTAAATCTTTGGGTGGGCTGTCTGTTACTACAAACGGCTTGCCGGCTGTGATGGATAAGCTTAAAGAGTCGACTGGTGGCAGCGCGGAGAAAGTTTATGCCTTATTTAGTAGCTCCGAGGCTGCTAAAGGAGCGTTGATTTTAGCTAATGATAGTGCGGGGAAATTTGACGGTACGCTTAAAGCAATGGATGCTAGTGTGCAAAATCTCAATACTAACTATAAAAATATGATTGCCGGGGTTGAGGCGTCAAAACAACAATTAAAAAATGCCTACGATGACTTAAATATCGCAATAGGGACGCCATTGCAAGATAGCTGGGCTAAAGTGCTCGATGGCATAACAAGTGTTTTAAAAGGCTTGACTCTATCAATCCCTGGAGAAGCATTTAAGCCGGTTTATGATGCCTTTATTGGGTTTGAAGGCAATATTGCCGATATTTTAAATCGTATAGCCAAAAACTTTCCGGAAGCGCTGGAACAAGTCGATTTTACTGGTTTGGTTGCTGCGCTAAAAGATTTGGGTTTTGAAATGGGAGACCTTTTCGGCAATATCGATTTATCGACGCCGGAAGGTTTAGCTCATGCGATTCAATTTGTTGTTGATTCATTTGAGTCATTGACGCGTGTTGTTGCTGGTATTATTGATGTATGGGGACCGGTAGTACAAGGCTTTCTTACCGGCGTCGGGGCATTTAATTCTTTGGATGATGGTGCGAAAAAAGCAGCGGGTCAGATGCTTGGATTATCTCAAGTTTTTGAAACCCTTAAAGGCTATGTAACCGGAGGCGCTAATGCGCTGGAAACAATTGGCGGCGCATTAACAGTGCTCGCAGGAACCCAGGCGGCAACCACAGTAACATTATTAGTATCGGCGCTCGGAGCAGGCGCGGTTCCTGTCGTTGTGATGGCGGAGGGATTAGCTGCGTTATTAATCGCAGTCGGCGGCCTTACTTACGGAATTACAGCAAATGTATCGGCTTGGGATGACTATAAAAACAGACAAAATACCGTAGCAGAATCGACCGCTAATCTCGCAGATAATCAGGCAAAAATAAAAGATCGGCTGGCAGAAATCAGCGACCGTACGGGCATTGCTGTATCAAGCATGGATGAGCTAAATAAAGCTGTCGATGAGGGTCGACTGGTATTTAATGATGCAACCGGTGCTTATGAGGCTGCTGGTACCGGTGTGCGCGACTACGATACCGAGGTGAAAGCCGCATCGGAATCCGGCTCCTGGTTTGCCGATGCGGTTAATGATGTCGCTAAATCCTTGGGTTTGGCGTCCGATACGGCGAAAGAAGCGGAAAAAGGTTTTAGTACGCTGGCTGAGGCCGAGGCTTATGCGGCAAGGGAGATGGCGGACAGTAACAATGTCACAATCACTTACGAAAAGGGGTTGTGGAAAGTCCACGACGGATTGACCTCCGTTACCGATTCAACGAAAAAGACGGCAGCAGCGACTAATGAAGCCGCCATCGCCGCCGGAGTCGGCTCGAAAGAATGGAAAAATATTCAAGACGTCCTGCTGCAAACACAAAAACAGATGAATGATTACAGCATCGAAATGGCCAAGCTGGCCGATCACAAATACGAGATCGATGTCAAAGCTAACGTCGACCTGCAAACAGCGCAAATCGAAGCCGATACCCAGCGCATCGCCTCAGCATTCACCGCCGCCAGCGATGTCATCAGTTCATTAACTGCCGGCGTTACCGATCTATGGGAATTATTTGGAAAAACAGATACCTGGGATGGCGCTCGGGACGAAATACGGGACGCAGCACTAAGGCAAGAGGAGCGCCTCAATACAGAATTACAGCTCAAAGAAAAACTGACCAATGCCGTCATCGAGCAAGCTCACGCTACGACAGCCCGGCTCTCGTCCGGCCAGCCGTTGATCAGCATTGACGGCGGCAACCTGGCGCCTGAGTTGGAGCTTGTCTTTGACAAAATCCTCAAATTTACCCAAATCAAAGCCTCGCAACAAGGCTTGTCGATGTTGGTGGGCCTATGATCATCAGTCTATGCAGCCATTTGTTCGATTATGGCGGCGACCATCGGATCGAGGTTGACATAGGCAAGAGCGATTTTTCGTCCGTATCCCGCCGCGTCTCCCGCACCGCCACGCTCGACGGTGGGGCGTTGATTGTCGATAACGGCTACAGCGTCAGCGATGCCACGTACATTCTATCCGTGCCTGATTTAAGCGCTGAGTCTCGCTTGGCATTGCTCGCAACCCTACAGCGGCACAGCTTGATAACATTGAGCTGCAAAACCGGCTGCTACCTGGGCGTTGTCGAGCAGGTCGATGAATCTCAGGGCTTTAAAATCAGGTTTTTAGTTAAAACACAACTCACATAGGTGGATTATGGCCGCAGGCTCAGCAGTAAAATACAACGGTTTGGAAAAAACACTAACCTCTACAGACAACCGGGATTGGGACGATGCTGCCGCAGGCAACATTATGTTTGTTTTGGCGGGGGCTGGATACACACCCATAGCAACACACAGCACTACGGCGGATTTGACTAACGTCATCACAGCAGGCGATGGTGCGCCGATCTCAGCAACCGGATTGACTATCGATAATACGACAACGCCAGGCACCACGTGCTATAAATCAGACGATGTCAATTTCGGATCAGCTGTTACGATAGAGGCTAAGTACTTGATCGCAATACAGCCGGTGACACCAGGCACTTACAGCGCCACGACCGGCAAATTATTGTTTTATCTCAACCTCAACACGTCCAGCGGCAGTGCAACGGCCATTAGCACGGCGTCCGATTTTGTTGTTTATACGCCGGCTAACGGTTGGATTAAGACGGTTTAGTGCTGAATAATGACTGACAGTTTAATCCTGCTGTGCAACGGTAGCAATGGCAGCAGCATATTTACGGATAGTTCGCCTAGTCCTAAGACAGTCACGGCGCACGGGAATGCACAGATCAGTACTGCTCAGAGTAAGTCGGGCGGATCCAGTGCTTATTTTGACGGATCTGGCGATTTTTTAACTGTACCCGCCGACGCTGATTTACAGTTTGGCAGCGGAGATTTTACCGTCGAGGCCTGGGTTTATCCGACAACAGCATCAGGCACAAGATGTATTGCTGCGGGTCAGGGGGATTTGGCGACAGCATCAGGTAGTTCGTGGGTGTTCTATATTAGCGCTACGGCGACGTCGGATGTCTATATCGGCTCGCAGAATAAATCGGTAGCCAGTCCCAATCCGCAGGCAAATCAATGGAGCCATGTCGCCTTTGTTCGTTATGGTACGGCATTGACGAGTTATCTAAATGGGGCGCAGGTGGCTACCACGACACTGACAGCAGGCTCTGCCGTCAATAACGGGGCCACCAATCACACTTTTGCAATAGGCGCATTTGATAATGAGGGTAGCCCATATACTGGCTATCTGGGCGGGTTGCGCATCATAAAGGGACTGGCTAGCTATACATCTGGTTTTACGCCGCCAGACTCTTTTGGATCCATTGCGTTTTTGTCCTATCCGTCAGCCGGACAATTGACGGTGTCCGGGCAGGTGCCGTCTCTTA